CCTGTAACTGAAACATAAGAACCAAAAGAAGAAGTTCCACCAGTTGTATTTACTGATCCCGCACCCACAGTAACGGCGACAGTAGAAACTCCGGTCAAATCAAAAATGGTTTTCATGGCAAAGCCACCACCACTTCCTCCATTACCTCCACCAGCGCTCCATAAACGAACCCGCACCTTCGCCACGCCGGGAGGTACTGTCCATGTGTAAGACCCTGTAGCGGTGCCTTTACCACCAAATACTTGCACGTTACCGGAGCCAAACACCCCGGTGATTGGGTTAAACGCTGTTTGCGTAAGAGCGATTGCCATTATTCAAGTCCTCTCAGTGTGACGTTGGTGCCGATCACATTACCGCGTTGTGCGTTAATTGCTGACCTTGCAGTAAATGCTGTGCCTGTTGAATCAAACAAAATATTTGACGTGACATTTGGGTATGAGGCCGCAAGATTTGCAGAACCGTTTGTTGCGACCATGCCGGTAGAACCTGCCGCCGCAGTGGTTAAAGAAATACCCAATACGTAATACCCACTAGACGGCGTGTACGAAGAAGAGTTCGTCAGCAATGTTACACCGTTGGTGTACGTTGCGGTATAGGCTGACCCAAAAGAAGAATAGCCTGTAGTAACCGCGCTATACGCAAAAGCAAAAGAGCCGCCCGGAAACGCTGACACTCCTAAAGTAAAATCTCCAGTAATACCAGAAACTAATGTGCCGTTAGTTATAAGCGCTGTTGCCGAATTATAGGTATAAAAAACTAAATTACCAGAGGAACTGTTCCGGTACACTACAACACAACCGCCGTTATTGGTTGAACTAATTGATGCCGAAGAACTGCCATAATTAGGCAGGGTGTAATTAGTACTAACCACAGTAGGTGTTGTTGCAGAGGTTGCATACGCCCGCACAATTAAGGTTTGCCCTGACTGGTTGTTAAGCAAAAACATTGCGGCGTATGCGCCGGGGTATGTTGAACTTGCAGTAGAGCCACAACCTACATAAGGGTACCCGTTGGCGTAAGTTGAAAAACTTACAGATGAGCCTAAAATACTGGCATTTCCGGGATTGACGTGGATAATATAATTAAGCACACTGCCTGAATCACCAACCGCCAAGTACACAGTATCAGAGTTTGTACCAGCGCAAGCGGTAGCATATACGTTAGTGGCACTAAAAGTGTAGTTGCCAAGTGAACTGTTGCTCGACATGCTATATGATCTAAGAACTGCCGATCCTACACCATCGGTAGAATGGTATGAAAAAGAGTAGTAGCTTTGTGTGGCCGCCGCCTGAAGGCTAGCCGTACTCGCCCCAACAATCTGAACATTATTTACTGTAGCCGAGTTTGAACTATTTAATCTGCTGTACCGCATATCACCAGCAGTAGCATCGTACCAACCTACAATAAACCCACCGTCCGACAAGGCGCACATTGTAAAAGTGCGGCGACTAACATAAAACTGAGTTGAAAGTGTGGTTGTACCTCCTTGCAAAACCCCTGCCGCGCTATAGATAGCTGTAGTAAGAGTGTTAGCTCCCGTTCTATATGCGTACGCAACCCTGCCATCCGTTAACACAGCACACCTAGAATCCCCAGACGCATAAGTAGTGCCGCTTAAAGTTGTCGGCGAAACAATAATCTGTCCGGCTGTGTTTGTTGTGCCAGAGTACGTAATTTGATCGGTAAAAGGGCCGTAGCTTACTGAGCGAGAGTCTAAAGTTTGTTTAAACCCTGTGTACGTAGCGCCTGCAATTGAAGTGTTCTCAGGCCCCATGCCAGTTGTGGTGCCTTTAGGCCAACCGACCAAGTTAGCGCCGTACTGGTACACGTAGTCGCCTGCGTTAAAGCCAACGCTGGTGTACATGGGGGTTACAACAGAGGTGCCCGGTGCTACGGGCAACGTTGAAGTAATAACTGGGGCTGAACGTGACATGGATTACTCCTCGTATCCGTAAACTGAAACACTTACAGTAGCCGCGCTTGAATACGCCACTACATTTTCACCTGTTTGCGCAACTATTCCGCCGCGCTCTAGTACGCCGTTACCGGGCAGTACTGTGTCGTACTCAAAGTACTCTGCAATACCCGGTGTGCCCGTACTAGCAATAGCCAAACGAACCGTGACAGGTGCGCCGCTTGTGTTGACCATTGACACGTTAAACACCGCACGGCTTGTGCCAGAACCCGGCACCGTATAAACAGTTGTGTTGGTTGCTGCTGCTGGGGCTGACTGCCCTAAAATTCCTGATGCCATGATCTTTCCTTAGAATTGGGCCATGAAATATGTTTTGGCGGTAGATGGGCCTGTGACCGATGGCGGTGAGCTAGTCCATGCTCCGGCTCCATTAGAAGTCAGCAAATTGCCTAGTGCTCCGGGAGCCGTTATTCCTGTACCACCACCAGCGGCTCCAAGAACACCCCATGATGGTGCAGCGCCAGTAGTGGCAATAAACGCTTGTCCGGTTGTGCCATTAGTCACATACGCAGTGTTGCCCGCTGAAGACTGATAAACAACCGTGTACGCGCCACCACCAGCTAAGTTTGAAGCCGATGAAGCGGCTGGGCCTGAACCCCAAAGTATGTTTGTACCGTCCCAAATGATCGCATTACCAGCAGTTACTGGAGCAGGTAGAAACGCGGTGACGTTAGTGCCTGACTGATACGCAACACGATTAGCCGCACCGCCAGCTAAATTGTTTGCTGTGCCCACTGTTAATGTGGATTGAGCTACATACTGGGGGGCTGTAGCACCGGCAGTAAGTACATAATTGGTTGTGCCAATCGGCAAGAATGTGGTTGTGCTTGCGCCGCTCTGATAGGGTAGTGAACCTGTTGCACCACCGGCAATGTTTGTTGCTGTACCTGCGGGGATGCTTGATGGTGCTACCCACTGAGGCGCAGAGCCTGTAGACGTTAGAACAAATGTGTTTGAACCAATGGGCAGCTTAGTCAGTGCTGTACCAGAGGCGTAGTACGTTAAATCACCAGCAGTGTATGAGGCTTGGCCTGTACCGCCAGAAGTTGTGGGTAACGCAGTACCTAGCGCCAGTGTGGGCAGGTAATCCATCGCCACGCCAACGTCTGTACCATTGTTATAGAGCCAAGCCTTCCTACCATTGGGAACGCTCACACCCGTCTGGCCAGCAACCTTAACGGTCACTGCAAAGCCACCAACCGAGTTGTTAAATACCAGATAGGGTTTGAAAATAGCTGGTACGTTAATTATGCCCGGAGCAGACAACGTAGCCGTAACATTCAAAACAAACGCGCGAGCAACTTGATATGCAGGATCATCAATCAGTGTGTATGTAGCAACGTTGGCTGTGAAGTCGCCCGTAGCGCAGACAGCCGTACCAACAATCGCTTGCTCCAAACCCGATGCAGCAGAGCTTGTGCTACCAAGGTTAGTGTTGGTAATAGAACCCCACACACCCGACTTATCGCCGGTGGTCATCAGCTCTATCTTTAGGTTGGCACTGTATAAACTTGGCATGATCTACCTTTAGTACGAACTGCGGATCAACGCTGTTGTTGATGTATTGAGCGGCATCGTAATTGTGAAATTGGTCTGCGTCTTATCGCTACCAAAATCCAACACAGCAATGGATTTGTTGCCCTTGCTTGAGTTGTAAATCAATGCGCACCGTGCTGTGATTGTGCCAGTCCACGAGAAGTTTGGGAAGCCCACATACGCTGTTTGGTCAGATAAAGATAACGAAACAGTTATTGGCGTTAGGATCGCTCCACCCGCTGAGTACGGTACTGCGCCCGTTGTTGCTGATACTTCGTTTAAACTCGAATACACGGTGGTATCCGCATTCAGGTTCGCGTTCGCCGTGTACAAGGCAATCTTGATAACGTCTGTGGTAAGCGCATGTATACCTTGGTACAACTCCGCTTTGAAACTTGTGGTTTGTGTCTGGACGATGCTCATGAGACTTGCGCCCTAACTTCACTGCGGTAAGTGTCTGTTTGTTGTTTGCCATCGCCAAGGTTTTTAAGCAACGCAATCGCTTGTACATATCGCTCCTGATACATCGCGTACATGCCGTCATCTTGGCCGCTCTTCATGTACACGCCCGCCTCACACAATGTACCATACAACAACGCTGAACTGAAGTTCTCACCCAGCCATGTAGTAGAAGCAGTGACAATAGACTCGGGCATGTAGAAATAACTCAGGTCTGTTACCAATGCGGCACTAGGAGTAGGCCCAAGGATAAACTGCAGGCGCGTCACTGGCGTTGATGGGCCGTTGATGGCGTAGTACTTTGGGGTGCCCGTAGTAGCAGGGTTAGGATACGCCTCTTGCATAAACGCAGGATCTTTACTAAGCAAGTAGATGTAGTTCCCGCTACCGTCAATCACAGCAAAAGAATATATCGACAATAGGTCTGTAGGCGCATTAAACGTGTTAACACTGGGTGTTAATGCCGTGGTCGATGTCTTACGTAAGTTAGCCAGCTGCACCGTGTTATAGATGCGCTGCTCCGCCTGCTGAATCATGGTGTTCATGTCAGTAGTGTCGAAGGTGTTCTGCGTGTAATCAGTTACCGCAGTCACCAACTGTGAGTAAGTCAACGAACCTAGTGTCGCCATATAAACCTTAAGCCATTGGACCGCGAGCCATTACGCCCTTGGTAGCTGCGCCTGTACCACGGATTTTAATTCCCGTTGTCTTGGTGGTAGGCTCGTTCTTACCACTGTTAAAGTCGCCCACACTCATACGCATTGTTTCTGCGCTAGACATGCTGTTGGGCTTGCCGGGATTGGAAGAAATTGGCATTTTTTTACCGGTCATAGTGTGAGGCTCCGCATATACGCTGGCTGCGCCAACTTCTTTACCCATTAATTTTTGACTGTACTTGCCCATGTTAACCACCTCGTTGGTTTTTAGCACGAGCCATATTACGACCTACAGCGCGCATTTGCATGCCTGTAGGACCGCCTTTACTGCTTTTGCCACCGCGTGGGTTAGGGGCAGTAGGGCCGCTGTTTGCCATTACGTAAGCAGATGTTTTGCCGCGTTGTGCAACACCGTCAGCTGATTTTGTGTATGCCATGATTAGCTCCTTAAGATATAGTGACTGTACCAACAATTGCCCTAGAAACCAAGTAGTTTGGAGTTAGAACTGTATCAAATTGACTTGCCCCGCCTACGGGTGCCCAGCCCCATTGAATATCACGACTACCGCCTGTGGGATTACCATTTACGTTAGTGCCGGCTGTTACATAAGTAACGTCTGGTCTTGGATTACGCAAAGCCTGTGGATCGTAAACAGGGAATGTTCCTAACATTAACTGTGGTTGATCTGGATCCCAACACTGATGGCAAACAAGTAGGTTGTACTTGCGTTGTTTAATAATCTCTGTCTTTAACTGTTTGAGCAAAAACCTTTGGCCGCAACGATCACATTCAGCAATCGCAATTTTGCCGGATGCGAAGTTAGTTGCCATTACATGCCTCCACCGATATAACTCATGCGTGGAGCCAAACGTAATGTGGCTTTTTCGCGGTCTTCAGTTGAGGCAAGGTTCCAAGCTTCATCGTATTGTTGCTTTAACTCTGCTAAACGGGCGGTTCCGTTGGGAACCTTCATGGCCAAGTAGTAGGCCAAGCCGGCCACCATGCAGGGCAAGAAGCGGAAAGGCACATCCATTGTGTTAACACCAGTGCCAGCATCATCAATGCGGCGTAGACGCCAGTATACGAACGTGTAGTAGGGCTGCAAGGCCGTACCTTGGTCTGGAATTGGCCACACTGTAAATTGAGGTGCTGATTGCAAACGCTCAATCCACACTTGAATAGGACGGGCTTGAGTTAGCTTGTTTGGGATAGTTGCGTAAGTTGATACGCTGATTCGGGTCATTGTCAGGTCGGCCTGCGTAGACGCGCTTCCCGCGCCCGTGCGTATGACCTGCTCCATTAAGTCTACTGTATCAGCTGGTAATGGATATGTAGCCTGACCTTGAACCAAAGGAATTGTCCCTTGCTCAAACGTCCACATATTGACGCCACGATTAGCCCAGTCTGCAAATAGAAGATTCAAACTTCGTCTTGCAGTACGCAAGTCATAACCCGTGCGCATTTCGGAACCAGCACGTTCAAACGCTTCCTCAACAATTTCTGTGAGGTCAAGATTAAAAGCAGTGGTTCCAGATACGGCCATAAATTACTCCGCAGCAGCTTTGGATTTCTTGGCTTTAGGTGCAGCTTCTTCAACCACTGGGGCTGGTGTCAGTTGAGTTTGAATCTTGTCTAACAAAGCAACCAGATCAGGGTCTTCAACACCAAACGCACTCAACGTTTGAGCATACTTAGCGCGTACAGCATTTAAAACCAATACATCTTCTTCAGGGGTTAATGTAAGTTGTGACATGTCAAGTCCTTATTTTGCAGTTTTTGCAGAGTTAATGAAAGCCTGTTTGGTGGGCGCACCTTTTTGGCCGGGTTTACGCATCTTCTCACCAGAGCCGGCGGCTATGCGTTTTTTCTTTGCATGGATGTTGGCATACAAGCCAACAGGCCCACCTTCAGCATATTGCGTAAAGTCAGTGTTATCACGGCGAGCTTTTTTCTTGCCGCTGGGCATTTTGCTGGGCATCATGGCACCCATACCACGGCTGGCCATCATACAAACTTACCTCGTGTTTTGCCCTTGACGCAGCAACCATCGGCGCGCTTAGATGCCGTCCTACCCCCTTTGGCCAACTTCTTAACTGAAGCACCATCAATATCTTGTGGCACAGGCATTCCCTCACGAAAGACTGTGTCTTTTGGCGGCGCAGTCTTCTTAGGAGCTTTAGGCGCAGGCTTTTTAGAAGCCGGTACGCCTTCAGGATCAGTAGGTGGTTTACCCATCTCAGCAGTGTAGACTGGATCACGCATGGTTGTTCCTTAGCACATCTTGCCGCGTGTCTTACCGCGCTGGGCAATGCCGTCAGCACGACTAGAAGCCGTTACTTTACCGCCAGACTTCATGCCCAATCCAGTGCCACCAAAGTCAACTGAATTACCGCCACGATCTTTACCAGCTAAAGCGGAACGAATACGCTCACCAACAGAACGTGTATCAGTTGTACCACTACCTTTTCTAGCGCCAGCAAGATTTGTTTCAATACTTCGTTTCATGCGTTCATTTGCAGACATTTTAGATACGTCTGTTGGCATTTCTGCAGGCTTAGGTTTAGGCGTAGATTTAGTTTCAGCTTTGGGTTGAGGCTTGGGTGCGGCCTTTGGCATAGCTTTGGGCGTAGTTTTTACAACTCTACTAGAACCGGGGCCACCAAAACCTTGATCTCCAGACTCAGTAATTTTACCTGAGTCATACGCGCCTTCGGCCATAGCACGTTCCTTTGCAGTGCCTGCATTTGGTCTGTAACCTTCATCTTGAGGTCTACCAACAATATCAGAACCTGCCGAAATCTTGTCTTGCAGATCGCGACTTCGTTCCATTGTGCGTCTATTAAGCTTGTCATCTTCCTCATCAGCAGAGCCGATGCTTACTTTGCGAGGAGAAAACATGGATCGGTTATTAGCCTCTTCCATAGCGTCAATTTCGCCGCCTTCTTGGTAACGGTTTTTCATATCAGTTCCTTAACAGGCCATGCCGCCTTTGTTCATTTTGATTTGCGTAGCTTTGGTTTTGCCGCGTTGAGCAACACCATTAGCAGACGCGCGGAAAGTACCACCCTTTGCCAACTTAGTCATTGGCTGACCTTTGTGCAAACGGCCTTCATGTTTGTTTACAGCCTTCTGCATCATGGCTTTATCCATCTTCACATCTTCATGCTTCATTTCGCCACCCTTAGAAAATTTCTTGCCTTTATCGGCAGTTACAAAGTCCTTACCCACTGACATGGGCACTCCAGCTTTCTTAGCAAACGATGGCGAATGTGCTATCGCGGCCATGAAATTGTGTTGAGCTTTACTCTTGCTTGGCATTATCGCCCTTGCCGAATAAGCTGGTCAATCTTTTCTTCAAGCTTGTTAAAGCGTTGGTCAATGTGGCTTGTAATGCGGTCCACTTCTGCTTGAGTAACGTTATCACGGGCAACCTCCTCGCGGGTTTTGTTTAAAAGGATGGTGATACGATTTAACTCGCGAAACTTTTCATTCACGATGTATCCCATTACCGACATTAACAATGTTAATGTAGCTGACCATACTGTATTGAGATCTAACATTTCCATGCTCTAAGTGACTTGTTGATGCGTGAGTCTGGATCTTTGGCGGTCTTTGGGGATGTCAGCTTCTTTTTCATCCCTTCCATCCTCGCACAGAAAGAGTCTCGCCGGGAGCCTCCTTCTGGCTGGGGAGGTTTCAAGTTCATACCTTGCGCTTTGGCGGAGGCTCGTCCCTTGGCGTTTAAACCGCCCTTGGGATTCTTGCCTTCCTTCCGCGTCCATGCTGGTGACTTGGCCATATTAAGCCTGTGCTTCTTTCCAAGACAGACGGGCATTCACTGTGATTGCCGTTGCCGTCAATGGAGTTACGCAAACATACAAAATATCAGGGCCATCTGGGTAAAAACCTGCTTGCGTTGCTGGCACAGTGTTAGATGTACCGCCGCCCAATATTGAATTACCCAAGTCACGAACCTGCGACAAGTCCAAAGTCGTTTGACCGTTGGTGTTGGTAAACGCAGCTGCTACGGATTCGCCACCAATCACAGTTACGGTGTTGGTAGTGTTCTGAGCCACCTGAGACAAGGATGATGTAAACGCGCCCACACCGGTTGTTACTGGGGCTGTGAAGCCACCACTGAATGTGCCAGTAGTAACACCATTTAGCACCAAGTTAACCAGCAATGGGCCTGTTGCAAAGATACCCAACTCAAACAGTTGCAACTGCATACGGTTGATAATCTCTTTGTTACCAAGCAAACCAATTGTGCCGTTATCCACAGATGGGCCTACCCTGATAGCCAGAATAGGAGTCAACTGCGTGAGGGACGTTGTAGTCGTCAGAGGCGTTGTTCCGTAGTTAAAGATCAACGATTTATCATCGTCAAACCGGCCATCCATAATTGCAGATGAACCCCAGTGTGACAATGATGGCACAGAGTTGGGGGCTGCAAATTCTACCGATGTTGTTACATCACCAGAAACAGAGTTTGCGCCGCCGCCGCCTGTAGCGCCACGAGTCAATCCCCAAATAATGCCGGTAGAAGTAATGCCTCTGTAGGTAATGTACTCAGTCTGACCATTGGCCTGCGTTACTTTAATTTGCAATGTAGCGCCGCCAACAGTTGATGTTGGGAAACCAGTAGCATTATTTACTGTCAATGAAGACGGCGCAATAGTCGAGCCACTTGCGTAATCGTCTGCAACTGTGCTACCAAAACCACGAACACAACGAACTAAGTTACCTGCCCCAGATGCCGTAGATGTAGTGGTGTAGAAAATCAACTCACTACCAATTGAAGCAACACCACCGCTTTGGTTAAATACGCTAGTTTGTACAACAGGGATTGTTAGCGAATTAATTAAAATATCTGCGGTAGTGGTTGTACTAGCAGCGGCCAACGGTGCTGTTGCAAATGTCTGTGGAGGAATACCAGACACTTCGTAGTGAGCAGCCATGTTTCCAGAACGCATATAAGCTTCAAATTGCCTATTGTTGTTCTGAATCTGGTTTACATAGGTAACGATACCGTTAGTGCCGCGAACGCCATAACGAATGAAACCAGCGCCGTACCAAGAGTAGTCGATGTACCACATCTGCATACGGGTCAAGTCCATGTTGTAACCTGATGGGCCTGTACCGTCACACTTATCCAGCCACTGGGACTGTGGAGTGCGTACATCAATTGTCTGAGAGACAACGCAGTTGGCAATGGTTGTTGCTCCGCGATACTCTGGGCTAATAGATAACGAAGTGTTGTTTACAATTTGAACCACACGATATGACTGCCCACGAATCACAATGAACTGGCCGGGTTGCAACTGAGTTAAGAACGCAGTGCCAGAGCCTGTGATGGCGGCTGATCCGGGCGTAGCAGTAACTGTTCCGCTGATCTGGTTGGTACTGTTGCGCAGCACTGTGTAAAGTGTCTGGCCATCATACTCAAAGAACATACCATTCTGTTGGTCAAAGAAACCAATACGGCTGCTAGAGCCAAACCAAGTCAGGGGACTGACGCGGAATTGACCAGTGGCAGTGACGCTGTTGCTTGTACCAATTGTGTATGTAAACGCAGTAGGGTTTGTAATACTGGCTACTGTGTAGTTTCCGTTGAAATAACCTTGCTCACATCCGGCAACTTGAATGCTTGTACCAACCGTTAGGTTGTGATTGAAACGGCAAGTGACTGTAACCGTACCAGATGCGTTAACAATTGAAGATACAAACAACGCAGGTTTAAACGAAGAACCTGTTGAGAATTGCAAACCCTTACCAGATTGGTAACGGAAGTAACGGCGAGTCTGACGAATCAACTGTTGATTTGGAACGGCAGAGCCAGCAGAGAACGCTACACCACCATCAAATGAACGTGGCTCAACATAGCCCGCTGGACGAGCGTAAATAACGTTGTTACCAGCCGAGTTGGTTGGTGTACCAGCTGCGGAGCCATTAGCCGTTACAGTAAATGTGTTGTACGATGTGGTAAACAACACAACATACGCGCCGTTAACTCCTGTAGCACCACCAGCGATTTGTGCGCCGTTTAGATAAACCAAACTACCTCTGGTCAAACCATGAGCGCCTGTTGTCGTAATGGTCAACACAGTTGGGCTTGTAACAACAATAGCGTTAGAACCTACTTGAATACCGCAGTTGGAGTAGAAGTAGCCAACGTACACGTAAGTGTTGGTGGCATTGAAATAAGCTGCGCCGTTAGTCTGCGTAACTGTACCGGGGGCATAAACAATCGTAATTGTTGTATTAGTACCGCCAGTCACAACCCATGCCCAGCCATTGATGGTTGAGTTCAATGAGTTCTGAATATAAATGGGCGTGTTGTTAGCAATAGTGCCAGTAAACGTAATCGTTACTTGATCCGCTGTGGCTGTGCCTGTGATTGCCGTTACTGTTACCGGCGCTTGCGGAATGTAATAGACGCTTTGGCGGTTGTTTTGAAGGCCAATACTTTCCCACTTAGTAGGCTGAGTACCGTATTCAAAGTCCGTATCAATAAGCGACTGTGGTGTAGAAATACGAAACTTCTGCACCGGATCATTTGCTGAAGGCGCAGGAGAAAAGTAAGGCACTCCCGTACCAGAGTTCTGACTGCCACCAACGGGCAGCGATTTGTTTGTTGCCGTGTCTACGACTGTCCATCCTGACATACGATACTCCTTAAGAATTAAAGAATGGGGCCGAAGCCCCGTTCACCACATTAGTCAAAGTTACCGTATGGGTATGTTGTGAAGTTACCGATGTTAGGATCGTTTTGCAAGTATCTAACGAAGAACGAGAAAGCACCGGTTAAGGACGTTCTTGTATCCAAGCCAGTGCCAACAATAGCCACAGTAACAACCACTTGTGACAAGTTTGGCTGTCCGTTAGTTTGAACAATGTCGGTAGATGTGTTTGTCTGGTTGGTAATCTGCGTTGCACTAAACGTAGACAACGCCTGACGACCAACAGTAGTGACAGCGCCAGTTGAGAAGTATGTAGGTGTACCAGCAGCTACGGTGTAGTTGTTAGACACATACACAGTAGCAGAAGTCAGCGAAGCGGAACCGCCTGCAACAGCTACAACAGTCTGTAAATCAATGTTAATGCCGTCAAAGTCACAGCCTGTAGGCAAATAGAAAACAGCACCACGATATACGTTGGTTGCAGTATCTGCGGGGATGGTCTGTACTACAGGGGGGAACGAACTACCGGGGTTATACACAGTAGCGGCTATATTTGGAATGCCGTTACCGTTTACAAAAACACCAGAGCTACCGCCGTATGTAGCTGAACCGGGAGTTGTATTAGCCAAGCTAATGTCAACGTGTTGCGCCAACATAACTTTACCTACGTTACGCAGGGGGCCAAAACGGTTATCGCCCGAAAGAATCGGGCCTTCAAATGTACTACGTGCCATGACAAAAGTCCTTATGCAAAAGTAACTCTACCAATCGTTGCATCGTCTGCTGGGGCAGTCCGGTAGAGTCAATCACCCAGTTACAAGAAATATACACCAATTAAAAATAAAAGCAACAAAAAAGGGGACCGAAGCCCCCTTTTTCTTGCACTCGTTTAGAACGAGCCAGATGAGCCAAAGATGCCCAAAGGATCAGACACGCCGAAGCTGTAACGCTCGCGAGCTTTGTAACGGACATTACCAGTGTCAAAGTCACCGTCCATGCTGTTAGCCAAAGGCATACGCACGAAGTGCTTCAGACCGTTAGGTACGTCTGTAGTTAGGAACCAAGCGTTGGTATCTGTCAAGTAGTGGTTGACAGTGTAACCTTCGGGGATGGAACCGTTATTCTTGATAGCGTTAATGTCGTTGTTGTTTGTACCAACGCGCAACTCGGTTTCGAGCAAGCGGGTAGCAACGAACATCAATGCTGGAGGAATAATCAACTTCTTAGGCTTGGCAGCAATCAGCAAACCACGCTCATCAGTCCAAGCTGCAATCTGAATAACAGCGTTTTCCAACGATGTTTCGTTCAGGTCAGTTTGGGTAGATGGTGTGTTGCTGTTAACACCGCCAGAAACCAAGGGGTGAGCTGTAGAGAACAAAGAAACACCATCGCCGTATGTAACAGCGCCAGAGAAACCGTTGTTCAAAACTGCAGCAGCCTTGACTTGCTTGGTGTAAGCCATACCACGGGCCAGAGCCTTGGTATAACGTGAAGACAAAGAGTCATACAAGTTATCTTCCACAGCTTCCTCTGTGATGGCAAAGCCCATCGCAATGGTTTCGTGGTTGTAACGTGCAGTCCATGCTTCTTGTGCATTGTCATAAGCGATGGCAGAGCCCTCGTTCTTAACAGGTGCAGCTGAGAAGCCAGACAGTTTTGTCTCTTCTTCAAAAGAACGCTCAGAAGACTCAGTCTCATAAATTTCTTTATGCTCTTCGCCGTAACGAGCGTACTCCAAACCAAACAAAGCATTTAAGCCGGGAAGGAGTTCTTTTAATAGTTGTGCGCGTGAAATAGCCATTTTAAGTTACTCCTTATTAAACGCCAACCGCTTGGTTAGTGTTGTTGTAGTACTCATGGATACCGAAGTTGAATTTTACAATTGCTTCTTGGTAAATCGTGAACACTAAAGTGCTGTTTGCTGGAATGGTAATACCTGTAGAGGCAGTACCTGTGGGTGAGTTAACTGTCGCGGCTTGTGCGTTGATAGAGATTGTCTGTGAGCCTGTGCCTGTAACAGCAGCAGAAACACGCGAACCTGTACCGACAAACTGACCGTTTGCAGCCAAATAACCAACATCAGTACCCAGCGGTAATGTGCGGGTCAAACCAGTCACTACCAAGCTGGTAGAACCACCACCGCTAGACAATGTTGCGTTAGCAACAATGGCTGTATCAGGCACCAAATCAACGATGCGGATAGGCAATGTTGAAGTGTTGGCTGCAGTAGCAGAAACAATACCGTTGGAAGAATTACCAGTGTTGACGTTACCGGCCAAGTTGGAAGCTTCACAGTTCATACCGACATCAGAACGAGCGATAGAGCCGATGGTTGTACCACCTTGTGCTGTAACAGCAGCCACACGGAACAATGTGTCAGGATCATCAGTTACGATAGCAACTGCGTCACCAGCCAAAGTGTTTGCGGGCCAGAACTGGCTAAAGCGTTTTTGCTTGGTAACTGGGTCAGTAAACGTACAGCCCAAGAATACACCAACTGTACCATTACCAGCAGAGCCAGTAACCGCGCTTGCGCCGGTGGTAACAGTTGAACGTGTAATGAAACCACGCGATTGACCTACGATATCACCGTAGAAAATATTGGTGCCGAAGTTGTACTGGATCGGAATGTTCCGTGTTGAACCAGCAAATACTTGACCACCAATCAGATTAATGGGTTTAAACCCATAGGGTGCATCGACAACGGGATATGGCATTTAAGCCTCCTTAAAAATTTAAGAACCTTTACCAAAAGTTACCGAAGACTTACGTTCTTTGAACATAGGCATCCTTGGATCACTTTCGCGCATGTACGTGTTGTCTACCGACTGCATCTGCGCATCAGTTTGTTGCTGATAATACGCAGCTCGCTGTTGGACAAACTCCACAGGTGTTTTGCAAAGCATCAGTCCACCAATTTGAATGCTGTCTGGGAAATTGCCACCGGCACTTCCAAACAAGCGAATCTCAGGATGGTCAGCAGCTCTGACGGGCTCCCAGCCTTCTCGCAATTTTCCAGAAATGTTAGTCGGATCATCTTTACCCTGTGTGGCGATACGAATCCATCGGTAGGCATAACACTCGTCAGGCTTTGGATCAGGCAACAACTGAGGTGGCATCCATTGTTTTGGACGCTCTAAAGTTTCACGCGAATCTAATTCTCTAGGTTTTCTGTTTTCGGCCATATTAAGCCTCCATTTGGATTTTCGCCTTAGCATATTGCTCGGGCGTTAAGTTTAATTTTTTTGCAACACTCAGCTCTGACGGCGATAAACGAATACGTTTAGCGGATGTCGTGCGTGTCGCCGGTGCTACCACCGATTTGCGCACTGCTGGGCGTTCTTCTTGTTCCGCTTCTTCCTCGAATTTTTCGGGGAAACGCTTGCGGATAGTTGCGTCTATCTTGCGGTAATATTCTTGTGATGAAACTACAACCCCTTCGCGCTTGAGCCTTTCATGGAGCCCAAGAGCCAGACTGGTCATCTCTTCATCTTCGCCAAACCACGCATTTTCCCTCTGCCATGCTTGCGCACTAGGGTCAGGACGATACTGCGGTTCCTGCTGTGGTTGCATTTGTACAGGAGTTTCTTCCTCTTGTAAAGGCTGCGGCTTGAAATTTTTAACTTTTTCTACTTTTAAGGTAGCTTGGGTTAATCTTTCCTGTGCTTCCATCACCTTATCAGTGTCCCCTGAGTCATAAGCCTCACGGTACGCCTTCTTGGCGGCATCCATCTCCATAGCCACAGCTTTCTGAACGCTGACAAGCACGTTTTTCTCACTGTTATTCAGGTTTGACTTCAGGCGCTTGTTCTCTTCCATCATCTTTTGGGCAAACGCAATAGCCTCGTTTTGCTCGCGCATTGCGTTTTCCTTCTCACGGCGTTCATCGTGAGCAAGCTTCTTCATCTGAATTAGCTTCTTTTTAACTTTGGTAGAGTAGTCTTCGAGCTCATCGTTATAGAGCTCCTCTTTGATCTTATCTGGGAGAGGGTCTTTATTACGGTCCTCTGAAGGGGTGTCGTCTTCTACCTCGACAATGATCTTCTCGTCAGCCGCGTCATCTTCTGCGGTGACTTTAATATCATCTTGTTCATCTGGAAATTTGTAAGTTTCTGCCATTTTGTCGCTCCTTAAAGCGTTGGGCGCTGGATACCGCGCGGGTCTTGTACTACGGCCTGAACAGAGTCATCGTTAATGAGCCTCCACTCGGTACCGTGAATTTTCATGCGGGTGCCAGTGTTTGGGCGAACCAAAACAAAATCACCAACTTTGCATGATGGGCCAGATGGGAATCGCTTCTCATCTTTAAATGCGTCTGGGCCAATCTTGGCCACAAACAACACAGGGGAGAGTAACTCCTCGTGATACATAGCTGTAGCTGATTTCAGAATTCCTGTTTCACTGAATTCCTCTTCTGCTTTTGGCAACATACACAGTAAGTGATACGTTGCTGGATCGGGCACTTGTGTAGCCTTTTCCTGTTCTGTCTTGTGCATAAGTGTGGACAAGTCCACCGCTTTAACCAAGTCTAAGTTTGAGATTTCACTCGTCATCGTCATCGTTAATCAGTCTTTCCTGTAGGCCTATGATGTATAAACGTGCAGTGAGTAGGCCTTTCACCTCTCCACACATTCTCTTGTACTCCGGATAATCTTTGGCATGACCATCAGCCATTGACGTTTGGAGTTGGGATACGTCATCATTAACTTTGTTAATGAGATGAGTTAGGTATTTATCAATCATCGATTACCACCTTTGTTAAACATGTTAGCTGCAGCTTTTGCTAAGTCTGCATCTATGCGCCTGTTCTCCAGTCCTTTGCTGCTCTGGTGAGAGGCTTCGTCTTTTGCAAGATCGGCTTGAATACGGGCGTAATCAATTTCCTTCTGGTTCTTGATTCGCTCGCGTTCAATCTGTTGCTGAGATTGTTTCAGCTGTGCATCGGTTGCGTCTTTCTGGGCCTTGCGTTGAGCTTCTTGGCCTTTGAGAGCCAACTCTTGTTGCTGCATTTGGATCAAAGGATCTTGAGCCATAGCTGCATTTTGTTGTTGCTGTGCTTGCGCGGTATTTGCCTGTAACAACTGCGCGCTTGCTTGTGCAATAAGTTGTGACAACTGAACTTCCACATCTTCCGGCAACCGCTTCTCTGGGCCGGGCAATGGAACGCCCATTTGTTTCTCAATAAGGGTTCTGTAGTGATAACCTAAGTGATCTGCAATATGTGCCTGCAAAGACGCCATGATCATGTTGGCCTGCGGATTTTGTCCAATGGTCTTCATAATCAATGGGTCTTGCATAAAGGTAGTATGCGTAGCAATGTGGGCTTGGTGATCTTGATACAGGAAAGCCTTCATAGGCTCGCCCTTCAACGCCGACATATTCTCGCTTACTGGATCCTTGGGCAACTCGTCATCAGGCAGGGGCACTAACTTCTGGGCGTTCTTAATACCAAGAACATCCAGCATCTGTCGGTGCAGCTGCGGTAGGTCATAGATCTGCGGGGCTTGCTGGGCAAGTTGAATCACCGCCTGATACTGAACAATCTTCTGGGCCATCGTGGCCGCGTTGGGGTCGCTGACAGGGATTACGTCAACCAAATCGTAATCGGACTGCTTGGCTTTGCGGCTTCCCTCTTCTGGCTCGTAGGCGTACTCTGGGGGAGTGAAGTCCTTAATGATGTCGCGCAGGAGTTTTAGCTCTTGCTTAAAGGAATAGTGAATGCGCGCTTGAACAGCCGTCATCACCTTTAATGTGCGCTCAAGGATTGCCAGTGTTGTACCAACAGGAGAGTTGGCAGACATATCAGCCACTTGAATGTCAGCGGCAGACGCAAACTTGCGGCCTTCGTCAACAATCTTATCCAAGAGAGATGCCAGTACCTGTGATGGCTCCTTGTATGGTAGAGCCATTAAGTTATCGGCAATGGTTCCGCTTGGAACGTCTACATCGCGCCACTCTGCTGGGCCGATTGGGGAGTCATCACCTTTAATGCGTAAACCGCGTGTCTTAAATCCACCGGGCAAGTTGGCCAGCGTACCAGCGTCCACCAACTGACGAAGGATAGACGTGCCAGACTTGGCAAACGCGCCAATTAAGTGAATCAGGCCAAAACAGTAGAAACCAAAGCCGGGCACATAACCATAGTGAACGTAGTGCTGGCGCTTGGTGTGTAACTTGTCGCCCTTTTTCCAGTTTCTGCGGATAGCCAGACACTTTTGGCTTCCCTTTTCAATCGTCACAATATAAGGCAGGGCAATGCCTGTCTCTTCGCCGTCTTTGTCCTTGTGCTCGTAACCTTCAAGGTCTAAATTGACGTTGATCTCAAGCAATTTGTAACGATCATCAGACAAAGCCTTAAAGCCCATCTTTTCCGCGATCTTTTTCTCTACTTCATCAAGGGTATTGTTGGGATCACCTAAGTCAATGTCAGCATAAAAGCCTGCAACCTGCAGTTTACGCAGATCGTTCTCTGTTTTACGCATTACGTGGGTCACGCGCTCTGCTGTATTCAAATCAGATGCGCCGTAAGGTACAACCAAGTCCTCTGCCGGCACAAAAATAGACGTTTGGCGGTCTAAATTAGGGTCAAAATAGACTTTTTTGAACGCATTACCCGATAATCCCAGTCCCCACACCATTCTTTCGTGCTCTGGACGGAACTCAGTCATCACATCGGTGAGCTGGAAGTTCATATCATCGGAAACACGGGTGGCGGCGTCTTTCTTTTCGGGGGTTTCTTTGCCAATGATCTGAGTTTTTACCGGACCTGCGGCTGGAAACGTACTCATCATGATCTCAGCTTGAAATTTAACCAGCGCTTCACTCAAAAGTGGGTGGTAAACACCGCAAGCACCAAGCCAAGGGTCTGTTCGCTCTTCAATTTTCATCCCCAAGAGCTCCAAACCATCTACATAAGTCTGCATCCACTCTTTTCTGGAGTTCACATCGTCTTCATAGTCGGAAGTTAGCTCTCCAACAATCTTCGCAACGACAGAATCATCTAAATAATCAACAAGGTTGGCGTCAAATTCGTCCTCTTCACCACCTTCAATCACAATTTCCACATCACCAATGTTAATGTCAACCGACTCAGGGTCTACAATTTCAATCTCAATGGCTTCTTCATCGGGTTGCATCAAACCCTCCAAACCCTCTGGGGCGGCGTAAAGTGACTTTTCAATAGACATGTTGATCCTTAATAGTAAGAGTGCTTGCGTCTAAATGAGCGTACTTCATCCTGCTCATCCGATTGCAAACGAATAAAACCGCCTTTTCTGAACCTTATCAGAGCTTGCGT